CATCTTATTCTTGACACTCCAAGAGATAAATGAGTCACAACCGTGAGGAGAGTCTTCTGATGCAAATCCAATACAAGTTAGATTACACATCGCCATCCTCATAAATAGGGATCGCTGACCAACAAACTCACCTTCACCTTCAATAGTATAAAATATTTTATCATCTGAAAGTATTAATGTTTCCTTATCTAAATCCATCAAGTATAATTATATATGATGTATAATGCGTTTCAACTTAAATTTTGATTAAATATTAACAGATGAGCAAAAAAACTGCCCGTACTCGTCGGGAGGTTGTTGATCTTACAGATAGATTAAACGACTTCGAAATTAGTAATTCGGAAAATTGGCTACTTGACTTTAAGTTGCGTAAGCCATTTTACTTAAATCCACATCACAAACAGTTTTATAACTGTATTATGGATAGCACGACTAAAATGGCATTCGTAGATGGTCCAGCCGGTTCAATGAAAACATACATTGCTGTATATGCAGCTTTAGAACTGATCAAAAATGAAGATTTATCTAAGCTAATATACATAAGATCAGTAGCAGAATCTGCTGAAAAAAGCTTAGGTTCACTTCCTGGTGAAGTAGATGATAAATTTCTACCTTATGCAATGCCTTTACTCGAGAAGGTAAGAGAGATTACCAACGAAAGTACAAGTAAAATGTTAAGAGATAAAGGTATCATTGAAGCTATACCAGTTAACTTTGTTAGAGGTTTGACTTTTAATAACAGTGTTGTTATTATTGATGAAGCACAAAACTTAACACCTGGAGAACTTACTACAATTCTAACTAGATTTGGTAGAGATAGCAAATATATAGTAGCTGGAGATACCAATCAAGCTGATATTGGTAAAAAGACAGGCTTTAAAAAAATATTTGATAAATTTAATAGTACTGATTCTGAAATAAAAGGTATATATTCCTTCGAATTCGGTACATCAGAGATTGTTCGCAGTAAGATTCTGCGTTATATTTGCTCCGTTCTCGAGAGCTAACAATTCTTTAAGAGCTTCCTCTAACCCTACGTTTTTTATAGGTTCAATCTGAGGAAGCTCTTTTTCTGTTTCTTTAGCTAAGAGGTTTAACTTATTTTGTATAGATTGCTCTAAAGATAAAATAGTTGAATCCCTTTCTATATTAACCCCACGAGGTACCTTCAAACCAATTACCTTTACCTTGTGATACTTTATTGCCTACTGGAGCGGCATGACCACTCGGAGGTTGTTCTTGTGGCTCTACTTCATTAGTAGTAACTGATTCCGGTGGAGTAACACCATCAGATATAGTTACAACTAATTCATCTCTTGCTGTTTCAAGTGTATTGTAACATGTTGCAAAGTTACTACCATGCTCATTAATCTGTACTGATCTTACACGAACTCTACCGTCAGTTAATTCATCAACAAAGGTATCTGCAGTCTTAAGTACAAATTCAGCAAACCTCTCGCAACCTACACCACCATCTAGTACTATAACTTGCGCTACACCAGCTTCATCTAACAGTTTGATTAATTCAAGTTGCGGATCATCTGATGCAACAACTAATTTATGATCAAATGTATGCTCTAGTGTCTTTTTAAGATCTTTTAGACCGCCAAAATCCATAACCCAGTTACGTTCATCTAATCCTTCTGCCTCAAATGTAATATCTGCAGTTAAATTATAGCCATGTATATACTGACAGTGACTGTGAGTAGATCTCCATTGTCTAAACGCAGCACTACCCAAGTTAATTACTTTATTGCTCGTAAATCTCATACGTTTATTATACGCTACAAATATAAGTAAATCAACTAGTAAATAGAATAATATTAAATATAGACCTTTAGATTTAGAGCCTAGGATCAATCACTGTCCTATAGTCCACTTATTCATCTGAGACCCCGATTGCAAGTGTTTCCGGAAACTTTTTAAATAAAGTTGTAAATACTACAAGATTAGTTGATTACTATATTGAATATATTATAATAATCGAGACTATGAGTAAGACAGAAAATAATAACTCTAAATATGAATGGCTAGGTGAGGATGATGAACTCACAGGTGAAAAGGATACTATTGCAAAAGGTATTATGGGTAGTGAATGTGCTGATGGATATGTACCTCCGGTGCGTGAATATGATGAATCGGTTGTTGCAGATAAAGAATATATTTCATCATTACCAGATTTACAGAATGGACCTTCTAGTTTAATTCAAGGCGCGCCAGTAGCTATTCAGCAAGTAGGTATTCATAACTTTAAGTTACCTCTCAATTATAAGAAGAGAAATGGTAAGACTATTGAGTTAGAGACGAGTGTTACCGGTAGTGTTAGTTTAGAGGCTCATAAAAAGGGTATTAATATGTCACGTATTATGAGAAGTTTTTACGATCATAAGGATGAGACCTTTAGTATTGGTAAGATTAAAGATGTACTTACAACATATAAAGAGAATCTAAAGAGCTTTGACTCACGCATTATGCTTAAGATCTCTTACCCTATTAAGCAGACTAGTTTAAGGAGTGGTTTAGAAGGTTATCAATATTACGATGTAGTACTTGAAGGTGATCTTACTAAAGATGGTGAGTTTAAAAAGTATCTTCACTTTGATTTTGTATATTCATCTGCTTGTCCTTGTAGCTTTGAGCTTAGTGAACATGCTGAAAAGTATCGTAATCGTGCAACAGTTCCTCATAGTCAGCGCAGTGTAGCTCGTGTTAGTGTTAGATTTGAAGATAACCTTTGGATAGAAGATCTTCATGAGCTTTGCTTAGATGCTCTTCAGACTGAGACTCAAGTGATGGTTAAACGTGAAGATGAGCAAGCATTTGCTGAAAAGAATGGTGCTTATCTCAAGTTTGTTGAAGATGCTGTAAGACTATTATACTCTCGTATGAATAGTGATGAACGTATTAAAGATTTTAAGATTGTAGCTTCTCATAACGAATCGCTCCATAGTCACAATGCTATTTCTGTAATCGTAAAAGGTGTCGAAAACGGCTTCACAGCAGGTGTTGCCAGAGATGTCTTTGAGTCGACAGGCTTGCGTTAAGGAATATACAATCTATAGAGGGTGCTAACTGCAGTTAGCACCCTTTTTTTATTTATAACGCTCTATATTTAAACATCTTAATATATTTTTTTGACTTTGTATTGATTCAGCTACTAGTCCACGTGATTTTATAATACTCGCGAGATCACCTATTTTTGTATTTTTTGGTATAGCACCATTCACCTTTATATCAGCTTGTTTTAATACTCTATCAGGGTCTTCCACTTTTAGAGTCTTTAGAAACTCTTTTAATTGAATACCTGTTACACTTACAGCTCCAGCTTCAGGCCCTATATTATCTATTTTCCATTGTTTTAGAGATGCAAAAAACTTCGGTTTACTCGGTTCTGGCTCAGGTTCTGATTCAGGTTCTGGCTTTGGTGGTGCGCTGCTAGTGGCATCTCTTCCATCTCTTCCATCTCTTCCATCCCTACCGTCGCGAGGTGAAGCTGTTCCTTCTCCTTCCCCTTCTTCAGGCCCACCGTCTTGACCGGTAGTTGCAGCTGGAGGATCGTCGCTACCAGCTTTAATAGGTTCTTCATTTAAGCGCTTATTGCTACTATCCCATACCTCTATTATTTCATTATCGAATCCACCTGCTCCACCTCTCTTTTTTCTGCGTAAAACTATATAACCACCGGATAAATCCTTCTCTTCTATTTGATCACCACCTACGCTATTAAGGTAATAACCACTTTTAACCTCAATTTTAAAATTCTGATTTGGTAATTTAGTCTCTTTACCTAGTTTAATATCTTTAAACTCTCTTTTACCATCCTCTGAATCAAAAAAAGTACCAGCACTAGCCCGTGGACTTCCAGACCTTATTCTTTCTACAGCATTGGCAGCAATACTTGCACCTTTACCTAAGGCTCCCATAGTTTCCGGAGCTACTGCAGTAGCAACTGAGCCAATCGCGTTCCTAGCACCTCTTGCCAAACCGCTTAACATACTACCAAAACCTTCATCCAATAATTCTCGTTGAGAGAGTTTTCTCATGTTGATATTTAATCTAGATAGTCTATAATTCTGTAATGAAGAAGCAAAAATTTGTTAAGTTAATAACAGCTGAGTGGTGTGGCCCGTGTCATATGATTAAGAGTATGTTAGATCAAAAAGGTCTTAAGGTTGATATTGTTGATATAGACGAAACACCGGAATTAATTAAGGAATTTGGCATTAAATCAGTACCAACTCTACTAATTAAGCAAAAAAATGGTGAGTTTGAACTTATAAAGGGATCAGAAGAGATAATTAAAGCTATTGAATCAAACAAATAGGAACTATAATATAATTAGTTATGAATATTTTTGTAACTGATGATGATCCTATTCAAGCGGCACATGAATTATGTGATAAACATGTTAGATCTAAGATGCAAATCGAAGGTGCAATTATGTTAGCACATGCTTTCCCTCAAGAGTTGCTAGATCATCCTTCTACACCACGAACTTCAACAGGTAAACCACGACGTAGAGGTAAAGGTTACTTTAAACATCAATGTTCTATATGGGCTAGAGAGACAAGAGATAACTTTATGTGGTTAGTTGACCATACTTTAGAGATGTTTCCAGAGCGTATGTTTAGATGGCCTGATTCAAACGAGCATTTTACTAAGACTTTTATTCAATGGTGCAAAGATAACGTTCATAATACAATAACAACTCAAAAAGGTCTAACGGAGTACGCTGTTGCGATTAGTCCTGATTGTGATTGTCGTAAATTAAACAAAAATTTTGATGAATTGCCTGTTATTGAGCAATATAGACAGTATATTATTCATGATAAGCCTTTTGCTTCGTGGACTAAGCGAGTAGCACCCACGTGGTACTACTAATATTTGACGTCTAAGTCATCGTCAGCTATATTTTCTTTGCTGACATCAATAAGAGCATCGAGTTTGTTCTCGATAAAGTTCTTACCTACTAGTATTTTATATAGATTAGAGGTTCTATTACCAATTGAGAACGGTATACTTAGATATTCTTTAGAACCTATCTTAAAATCAAGCTCTACCACTGGTCTATGTTCAGTATTACCAGCACCAACGTTAATAGTTATCTCACCTTTCTTAGGTAACAGTAATGTTTTACCGTTAACTGTTCTAAAAAATACTTTATTACCTTGTTCTTGTATATCTTCACCGTGCAATACATTAAATGCACCGTTACCGGAGTCTAATTTAGCTGGTACCTTACCGATACCATCAATATCAAAGAACTCGATTAAACCGAGTACAGATTTTTCTTGTATATACTTTAAAAATGTCTTCATAGCTAACTGCTAAGTTTAAGAATATGGTCATTCGCCGTCTTCAGCGCCCATATTATACATACCACAACCTGAATCTTGCTGTGGATGTTCACCACCCTCTTGGCTGGTCTCATAATCTAACCAATGGTATACAGAAGATAAATAATCTGCAGCTTTGGTAATTTTAGAAGCGGTCCAACCCTCTAGAGAAGGCATATTTTGTAGAAGTTCAGATAACTTTTGTGAATATTCGATAGCTTTATGTATATCTGACTTAGCCATCTCCATTTCTGACGCGTCTGGCTGATCTTCTCCGTGATGATGCTGTTGATCATCTTGAGGATGTTCGTCAGTTGTAACAATCGTCATAGGTATACCACCCATCATGTTTTCTGATACTTGAGAGTAAGCCTCTCGTAATTGTATACCATCTACAGCGCGTTTCATGTTATTATTTATTCAATAATACAAACTTTAAACAGTATTTTGTGAGTGATTTATCTCTTCATCACTTGGTAACTTCATACCAACCTTAACTGCATTGAATAACTCACGTGAATAAGCAAATCCTACAGGTAAACCTTTAATAAACTCTTGATAATCATCGTTTATAACAGCTTCTCGCATTTTAGATGCACTCATACCTTCAACACCTTCTGAGTCTGGGTCTCTTTCACCAGCAGATACAACTTCTAATCCATCTTTAAAGTCATAGAACCCATGATTACCTTTAACACCGTTATACTTTTGAATTAAATCACTAAAAGACGGTACTCTATCACTACCTGCTACTAATCTGAACTGAGTATATCCTTCTTCATGAGCTTTTGTTAGTATATCGAAGATAGTTTTAATATTATTATCTTTTATAATATGTCTATCATAATCTGGAAACATTTCCTTCATAAATTCAACCTTTTCACCGTAAGATAATGGATTCTTTAACTTATCCTGTGATTGTGAAGCATATATTTTAAAATCACCACTCTCAGAAGCATCTTTAACCGCATGTAGCAACTTCTCGTGTCCAATAGTAGGAGGATTGAAGCGACCAAACGCGACCGTTAGTGGTCTTGTCTCTTCATCTTCATTTTTTGAAGCTCTTAGTTTGTCTCCTGCCCTTTTAGCTGCTTTATACGCTTTACTACCCTTACGAGCGCTCTTACCACCACGCTTTCTCTTAGCGTTGATATTAGCCCACAGACCTTCTGTAAAGTACTCCTTAAATGATTTCATTTTCTTGTGCTTGTTTGACCTCCGCTAAAGTTAGCTCTGCTAAATTCCAACCTATCAACAAGCTTAACAGCACCACCAGCTTTACTAACAGCAACATAACCTTCTGGTGCAGTAACTTTTAAAGTACCATCCTCATTATCTAAGAAATGTTTAGTATTATATGTAGCATTGTTATATTTGTTAACAAAAATCTGTTTAGCTTGTGATAGCAAACGACTTATCTTAAAAATATTAACTACATTATCTTTTGATTGTTGAATTTCTGCTAACTTCTTTTTAAAGCTTTCTTCTACCTTAAGCTTTCCAGCTTTTGACTTACGCTTTTCAATTTCTTTAGCCATTCTCGACTTAAACCAATCAACAAACCCGTTAAATGACATTTCTGCATCCTCTAAGAACTTACCTTGCTGTATTTCAGAGTTAACATATATGTTCATTAGATCTAAAGGTAAGTCTTTATACTTCACCTTAATAGAGTCTGCTGTTTTAACTAAATCTTTAACTTGTTTAGCTTCATCCTTAGTTAAAGTAACAGTTCCTGTAGTATCTGTAAAGACTGCATCGTCAACCCATACACCAGGTACCTTTTTAAGACCCTTAACGTTAATACCATACTGTGGAGGACTATCTAAATCATTATAACCAGTATGGAACACAATACCAAACACGGAGTTTGCTATTTCTTGACCTAATTTAGAGTCTGTCTCTACAGCATACTTAATAGTATTAGGTTTAAAGGTGTAGTGAGGTACTCCATCAATAGTCTCTTTACCAACCATAGAGGTATCAAACATAAAGTCACCTTGCAGTATACCTTTAATACCTAATTTAGGTAAATATTTGAGTGCTTTCTTTAACTTATCAGCTAATCCAGGCGCATGACCATGATTCATTTCAATATCATTGTCAGTATAGTTAATCTTAGGCTCTCTATTGAATATAGACTTTGTACCAACAAAGAATTTACCGGTGTCAGGATGCTTTCCAGCAAATATAGCTGGAGCTCCATCCCACTTAACAGAAGTGTTAACTTTTCTCTTACTCTTACCTTGTAAATGTGAAAGTAAATCGGTAATAAACCCACGCGCTGTACCATAACCCGCTTCTCCCTTAGTGAGAATTAACTCTTCTAAGTGTGTTAAGTGTGTGTTAGCTTTAGTAGCTTCTTCTATGAGCTGATATTGCTCAAAATATATTTTAAAATTCTTCATTATTAATGTACTTCTATGTGAAATCCTTGATCATCCGGTCTAATACCGAACAATAGATTTT